GTTGGCCCGGAGGCAGAAGGGATCAACGAGATAAACCCGGGGGTCACCGACCACAATGTCAATGTCGCCTCGCCCATCGTCCAACTGGGGGTTCCAGATGCAGCGGGAAAAGGCAGCACCAAAAATGGCAGCAAGGACGAGGAGTTCCTGCTGCTTCTGCTGCCAGTTGCGTTCCTCCCAGAGGGCGGCGATGATGTCCTCGAGCACCTCGGCAACAGGTTGCAGGTGGTCATTGCGAGCCACTATGCGGATCACAGGGCGGCTGTCGGTGAGGTAGGCGACTTCCCGTTGGATTAGCTCTGCAAGGTGGTTGATGACTGCTGAGACCCGCCAGTCCGGGCGCTTGGAGGGCCAAAACTGTCCCCTATAGTGGTTGAGCCAGCGGTCGTAGTTTTTGGCCACTTCCTCCTTTGCAAACTTGGCTTCCTGGTAAATCTTATCCAAATACTGGTTGAGATCCAATTAGGACACCTCCCTGGATTTCCTCTCCCTTTCCCACTCCAGAAGGTCTCGCTCCTCCTCGCTGGGGGCTATGATTTGCTCTTCAGGTGGTGGAGGAGAAGAAAGGCGGGGTAAAGGGAACCAAGAGCCTTCGGAACGGTCCAGTTTGCGGAGGATGGCAAGTAGCAGGAAGATTTGGCTCAGGAGTAGGATAATGATGATGGTGAGGAAGGAAAGGGTTACGGTCAGCACACTATCCATTTGCGCCCCCCTTTTGGACATTGGACTGAGCATCCTTGGCAGCGCACTCGTTGGAACAGTACACCTGCCCCATTCGCTTGGGGCAAAACACCTTGTGGCAATACCTGCACTTTACCTCCCTTTGCCACACTTCCCCTGACTGCCAAGCCGGATCAATGATGAAAGCGGTCCATTGCCCCTGCTCCCTCGCAATCTTCAAGATGCCAGCGAGCAGAAAGTGGGCCGGGATCCTGTACTGCAAATCGCAAAGCTCAAGGAAATAATCGGCATCGACAGGCTGAAACATACTCTGGACAATGTTGCGGGCCTGTGCATCAAGGTCATCCCGCCTGATGTAGTTCTTGTCAAGCATGTCGGTGCGCAGTTGGTTGGCCAAGTAGGTGCGGTAGATCCTGAACATCTCGTCGACCACGGCCATCATGGTGGTACCTCTTTCCTTGGCCAGGTCTCTGATCAGGTCCCTATCCTCTGGCCTCACATTCAAAGGTACTCTTGCCTCTGCCATTTTTCCCTCCTTTCACAGGGCTAACCAATGCTCCTCCTGTTCCTTTTCCTGCCACCAGCTATCATAATCTGGTGGAGGAGAAAGGTCAAGAATATCTCTCTTCTGGTCAATTATCCTTTCGCCTGTTGCCTCCTGCTTGTCCCAGAAGATGGTGCCGTCCTGGTAGGCAGTGTAGAGGGCAATCATACAGGCCATCACTAGGTCATCAAAGCATCCTGGGGCCGCCTCGGCAAGGTCCCCTGCGTGGATATAGGTCATCAGTTGGCCCACGAGGCGGGAGGAATTCAGCTTCCACACCCCATGGTCGATCACATGCTCCATGTAGCTGAGGAGATACCGCTTGAAGGTGGGGGTCGTGAGCCATCCGAGCTTGTCCGTCCTCCGGTTGGTGAACCGGTCTATGTACTGGTGGAAGTAGAAGTTGTAATAGAACCGCTTGGCCTCGTTCTGGGTGGCAAGCCCGGGGCCGTTGATCTCGATGGCGACCGTAGCGTTGTTGTACCACTTGGCAATGGCTACGACTATGCGGGCGAAGGAGATGGGGTCCACGGTGTTGTCCATCCATTCGGCCACCTGCTCCATGGTGGTCTCGTCGAAGACTTCTATTGCCGAGTAGTCCTGCCCTTTGCCCTCTGCTACGTCAACTCCCATACGGTATCGATGGCCTTTCTGGGGTTCATGCCAGACCCAAAGCCGGCCACGGTCGTGTTCCCGGAGGCGGTAGACAAGATCATAGGGGCTTCGGAGGGCAGTCTCCACCTCCAAGTGCTTCTTGGGATCGGTGCAATTGACAAGGGCTTCCTTGAGGCGGGCTTTGTCGAAGTAGCAGTTGCCTGCGACAATGAAGGCTTCCTCGTCGGTGGCGGGGTATTCCTGGGCAAAGCTTTCCTCATCCTCTCGATAGACCTGCTTGATCATGTACCTGCGCCAGTAGATTTGCTCGTCATCAAGGTGGAATTGCTTGACCAGCTTCCTTTCCTCTTCGGTGAGGACCAGCCTGCCCCGCCTCAGCTCCTCTTCCGGTGGCTTCATGCGGTACTCCGGGTGAATGAACCAGGGGAAGAACACGGGGACGAAGACGCTCTGGCCTGACTTCGCCTTTTGCCACTCCTCGTGGAACTCAGTACCGGCTCCCTTGGCTGTGGTCTCAACTATGACTATGGTATCGGAAGTGGGGGGAATGGCAGGCAGCAAGGTGGTGAGCACAAGGCCAAGGTAGGGAAAGGCAGAGGCTTCGGAAATGTGTACGTTGTGGAGTGTCATGCCCATGCCGGCGAACTGGTCAAGGGCTGTGGCGATGTAGATGCCTGACTTGAGGCCAGTTCCCTCCTTGTTGTCAAAGACCAGCTCCTTCTTGTTGCTGTATTTGCGGGTGGGCTTGAGGACTTCCGGCAGGTGGTCGTAGAAGGTCTTGCACATCTCGAAGATGTACTCGGCCCGGTCCTTCTTGTCGGCAAGAATCAGGCTATTGGTATTGCGCTGGGTGGCTGTGGCGTGGAAGATCCGGGCGGTGGTGTACGAGCTACAACCCTCTTGCCTCGCTTTTAGCAGCAAAATCCACACCGGCTGCCCTCTGTTCCTTATGGCCTCAATGGTCTGGTGCAGGGCTCTCTGGGCGGGATACCAGTTGCGGGGGTGGAAGGAGATAAGCCGCTTCTGGGTCTTGTGGCGGACCTTCAGGAACTGGGCATAGACCTCAAAGCGCCTGAAATCGGGAATCCCCATGGTGCCTCTGCCTCACGCTATTTAGGACCCCGGCAGGAGCCCATCCCTCCTGGCGCGGGACTGCCACCAGCCTTGCCTGGTGACCTGCCGGGGCCATCTCCTAAGCTGCCTTCCGGGCACAGTGGCGCTGATAAAGCCTCTTGGCCTTGGCCCTCACGGTTGGATAGCCATGTTGGGCCGCCCTGGTAACAGCCGCCTTGAGCATCCGACAGGAAACAGCACCCGAGGCAGTCCGATAAGGAAACTTGCGCTTGGAGGGAAGCAGGAAAGCAGATCGGGGAAGCCTCTTGCGCCCCCTGCCCTTGGCATAATAGCGCTCGGTGGCGGTGAATTTGAAGGGGCTTATCTTCCTGCTCCTGGTGCCCCTGTCAGCGCTCCTGCTTCCACCACGCTTGGCTCGAGCCATTGCGGTCACCTCCCGTTCTCTAATTCGGCTTGAGGGAAAATGGGTTGACCCTTTCCCCTTTCAACAGCATCCACTATCCCATCATGAACTGGCCTCTTTCCTTTTTGGGAAATGGCCTCCACAAAGCGGTAGATCAGCAAGACCAAAAGAGCATTTAGGCGTTCATATCCGCTTTCTGTGGCTATCCTAACAAAACTTCGCAAAGTCTCAATAATCCTTGCGCACTCTTCAAAGTGTCCAGCAGCTAAGTTGTGCTGAAAGCGATCTGCCAACCTGATTGCCTCACCAATTAAAGCATAGTACAAAGAGAAATAGGGGGCGTCCTCAGACTGGCCCATATCCTTTAGCTCCCGAACAATGGCTTCAATGGCTACCACTTAGCCCCCCTATCTCCTACCCCAAATTTAGCCTCCCACAACCCAACATGTCAAGTTGCCTATATTCGAATTTCCATATGTTTCCACCATTGCTTGCTCTCTGGGGTCTTTTGGACTAATTCTAAGCTTAGACCTAGTCTTGAGGGCGAAGAATAAAAGGGGTCTGGGGCGGTCCGTGATGTCGTTTATTCGCCTGGTGCCTCCGATGGCTCCTGGGTGGCAAATTTTAGACCTGAGGGCGGATTTGGCGGGGGTCAGGGGGCTTCTTCTGCCTGGCCTGGGGCTGGTGGTCCTTCTGCTGTTTCCTCCTCTGCTTCCTCTGGGGCCTCAAGGGGGATGAATTGGGCAATATCCGCTTCCTGGGGCAACTGAGGGTGTTCCTGCTGCTCCTCCTGGCTCAGGACCTCCGCATCGAGCACAACGTCTCCCTTCTCAAGGCGCTCCAGCAGGTTCTCGAAGGTCACCCTGTGCTCCACTTCCCCTTCCAGCTCCAGCCGAGGGCTATAGCGACGGTCTCGGGCCCGGAGGTAGAACTTCACAAGGGAACTGTCTTGGGCCTCCTCGAGCAACCTCCACATGATGCCCTCCACGATCTCCACAATCCTTTCGTCTACCTCCCGCCGGGCCTGTCGAAAGTGCTCTTGGCTGATCCAAGACTGCAATTCCCGGTACTTCACCAAACATTCCCTTGCCGCTGTGAGCCTCCTCCCCCTGAGCCTTTCGTAGTCCCACAAATAGACCGCCTGCCTATACCACAGCCAAAGCCTTTCCGCCTCCTCCTCCGTCAGCAGCCGCCCAGCCTGAAATTCCGTCCTCACCTTCGCCACCTTCAACCGCCTCCTCTCAATGTCCTTCTCCAACACCCTCAGAATATCCACCACCTCCAGCCCCACAGCCCACAGCAACCGGCACACATACGGCACCCACTCCCAGACCTCCTCCCAGCTGCGCCCCTCTATCCGAGCCCACAGCACCTTGCGAGCCTCCTTCCGGGCTTTCTGCTGGATCCTGTTCCCGACCTGCCTCCCGCCTCGCTCCAGTGCCTGCCTCAAGGGCCTCAGCCGCCGCCTCTCCACACCATTTCCAGGTGGCCTCCCCCTCCTGCGCTTCGGCTGCCCCTCGGCACTTGCCTCCTGCCTCTTTGCCTCCTGCCCCTTCACAGCCTTCTCCTCCACCATCTTGCCACCTCCCTACTCCCCTTTTCTACCACACCCCACCAGGCCCCCGCAACCAATTGCCCACCCCACTTGCACTCGGTGCCACCAGCCGCAACCCTCCTTCCCACCAGCACTAGGCAAACAAACTCTACAAAACCGCTAAGCATCCCTCCCCACTACCCCCCATCTAGCACAACCCCGTTCTCAATCCCACACACCAAAACCGTCCCCAGCGCCGACTATGGTGCATCCGATTAAGTACATACTAATATCCGAATATTCAGATACTTGCATAATCCAATCCTGGCGGGCACTTACAGAGTTCTCCACATCAACCCACCAAACGTTTGCCTCAGCCGAACAGCGCCACAAATTGTCACCCCCGGTGCCCCGGAGCGTCACCCCCGAAGCCCGCGCAGCCCAACGGTTCCCGGGGCCCGGTGCCGAGAAATGTCAATAACAGCGCCAATTTTTGGCAATATAGGAATATTCGAATAATCATATAATCCAGTATTTATGCGGGTTTTCTGGGGGTAGGTGGCGTGGGGAAGGAAATAGTGGCAAAGAGAGAAAAGAGGGGCGAGCGTCATGTCCTCGGCATTTGCGGGGGGCATGCCTCGCTGTGCGCAACGTGCTATCGGGAGGAAGTGGAGATTCTCAAAAGCCTTCCGCTGCCTCCTGCCCGTTCCGGTGAAGGGCCTGAAGAGTACTGGCGCCGCATTGGTGCCCTGTTTTGGGATGCATGGTATGAGGTAGCTCTATGGAAGGTTGAAAACAGCTAAGTAAATTAAGGAGGCTGCCATGGTAAAGAGAATCAAGGTGAGTTGGGTTTACCCCCACAGCG